AGGTTTGTACAGAGTTAAGACCGGCGGCAAACCCAGTGGCTGTTCCACTGTTCGTGATCGTCGCGCCTGATGCTACTGCAAGAGTTGCTCCAGAAGGAACTGTTACAGTGTCACCACTGGCTCCCATAGTCAGGGCTGTTCCAGTTTCTGGTTCCCATGTGTTTACATTTATCTTACTCATACAACCACCAATGTACCAGTTACAGTGACGGTTCCTGTCAGAGTAACTGGCCCTGCAAGCACGGCTGATTCGATAGTGTGATCTCCATCAACAGTAGCCTGATGAATGAAGAACCCATCCTTTGCGGCTTCTTGTCCTATGTATTGGTTTCCATTAACTACTTCAGCCATGATTCCTCCTACGTAGAAATGCTATCTACATACGAAACCCACACATCAAGAGATGAGCCTGTATTTGATTTAATCTTTAGAACGTCAGTTGCCTGAATAACAATTTTTGCTCCGCCTTGAATAAGTTCTACTGAAGAACTTGGCGGAATTGTTAGACTTTTGCAAATATGATAGTCCGTTCCTGATCCTGTTTTGTCGATGTAGCAATCGCAGGTAACAGCAGAAGTCAAAATATTAGTAACACGAATTCCAATTAGAGCATCGTCAGAATTGCTCGTCACTAAATCTGTTTCGGATGTACCTACGGCTGACGCAGATGCTCGTTCAAAATCCTGTGCCATTATAATCCCCTATAAAGCAATAGCCATAGCAACTGCAAAACCGGGGCTTGCCGCGCTAACGGTTCCCCATGAAGTATCAGTGCCATCGTTGGTTAAATATTTACCCGACTGTCCAGAAACATTAGGAACAATAGCGGTAGTCGAAGAAGAAGGAAAACTATTCTTTAGAACTGTTTTTACCATTCGGAGATGATCATCCCCCTCACTAACAGGGTCAGATGCAGTGGGGTTTGTATCAACTAATTGAGTTACCCATGAAGCAGTTTCTAATGCCATGATTCCTCCTACGTAAGTTCAAATATACCGTTAGAACTAGGAGTAACGGTAAGTGTATTGTTTTGGGTTAGGTTAAACTGGGAAGTAGTAAGTCGTGACCAACATACCAACTTACCTCCCGCTTGGTAGATGACGGCATACTTGACGTTGTTAACATCGCCTCCAGTTGCAGTCCATACACAAGCCGTAGAATCAAACCGATACTTGTTCGTAGCGGCAGATGCCCATGTACGAGCAGTAACTGATTTACCGCCTGTAGCGTAACCATTTCCATTAGCCACTTCGTTTGCAAGAGAGGCTTGTGTAGATAATGCTACGTTATTAACATTAGCACTAGCCGCGCTTGTATGAAGGGCCATGTAAAACCCAGTCCCAGTGCCGTCTAGGTCAAACTGTCCGTTGCCTAGATACTCTCTGAAACTATTGTAAAAACTCCATGCTGTAGCCGCCATTTAAGCCGCCTCCTTTAACGATTCTGGATTTTTGATAATGTGTGATATAAGTCCATCACCATGAACTATAAGGTCATAGTTTGATCCAGTAGCGCCAACTAACTGAATAAACTCTTTTGCTTGATGATAATGGGCTACAGTACATCTGAATTGCTTCCCACCTACAACCAAATCTATCTCTTGCTCTTTGTCATTCTCTGGCTGTTCATAAGCGTGGTGGTGATCCATGATACAACTATCGAATCCAAACACCTCAAACTTGTGAAAGCCCAGTATCCTAAGTAGATGTAACGCTCTTAAAGTTACTGTAGAACCCCCCATAATGGGAAAGAAGTCTATGTACTCTTTTCCGTATTGCTCTTGAAGAATATCAATATTCTCTTCTTGTGTATCGCAATGCCACAACCAAACATTCCTATCCTTAAGTTTTTTAAATACTTCAGGATGGCACTGGGATGCTATAAGATATTTACAGTCATCTCTAACTGGATCAATAAACCTATGGTTGAACTCTCTGCTGTCTAGCATCACAAAAGCAGAAGGATCAACCCCTCTTTCAATGCAATACTTATAAGTTCCATTTACCGTGATAATTGGAACGCCATCTTTCTTTCTCTTTTCAACAATGTGAAAAGTATCCTTTAAAGAAGGGCCTCCTGTAACTAAACAAACTTCACGATGCCATTGAGTTTCGTGAGGGGTTACTTGGTTTAGTCCAAGAGAAATATTATGTTTTATATTTTTCCTAATTTCTTCTTGGTCGGCGTTTACTGCAACAAATATATCTGGAACAGGTGTAAGTATCTGTACAGCAGGAGGGTATCCTTTAAATCCGCTCAAGTACCAAACTCCAATCTCAGTTCAAGGCCATTAGCCGCAGTTGTCGAGCCAATCTGGTCAATATCAAATCTAATAACATTTCCGTCGTTTACATTATCAGTAGATGTATTAATAACGGCAGGCGTAGCGGCAGTGCTTGAATCATTCTCTCCCGCATCAATGGTAAGCAATGTACTTAACATATCCTGACCTTTGCTTTCATTATGAACCTGAATGTTTGTTGTTGATCCAGTTGCAGTAGTGTAAACATGCCCACCAATTGATTTCAAATTTAGTCCTTCAAAGTTTGAGGGAAGAACAATCCTCGCTATGCCATCCCCAACATAAGTTGGAAGAGTGTCTGCAATAACTTTAATTACTAATGACCTGTTAAAAAAAATTGTATCATTAGCAAGAATCTTTTTATTCTGGCTAGTGCTTGCGTCGTATATAGCAATGTAATCAGCATTAGCATCCATAGTGCCAGTAGTATTAAGGTTATTGATAACCTCTAACTTATCATTGTTAAGATTAGTTAAGTTGCTATCCATCTCTGTAAATGATAATGGACTACCTTTTGTGTCTCTTAATGTAATTGTTGCCATTAGAATTCTACCTTATACATAGCCATTATTTTATCTTCTGAGTATCTTAGATTGTAACCGCCTGATTTAAATCCCAGTTCGTAGCCGTTATCATCTGCGTATAGTTGGAACATTTCTGATGACATGTCATCGTTATTTAACATTACGAAGAGGGTGACTGCGGCGATCCCAGAAACGATCAACTCTTTCTCGTACTCCTGATACCACTCTTTCTTCTTTGCTGTTCTCTGGCCGCACAGGGCTACGTTTCTTCCGTTCCCTGTCCCTACTGCTCCGTTCTGGCAAAGTAAATCTCCCAATGCTCTTGCTGTTGCTGTTTCCGAAACTGCACTATACTCGTTAGCCACCACAGGTATTCCTAACTTCATTGCTTCTTTCAGCATATTTACTGCTAACGTAGAGTCGGCAACAAAGTCACCATGAAGGTGATCCCCTATTTGTAGGTAGATAAAGTCAGCGCCTTTATAATACCGTGTATCCCTTTTGAATCCACCAACGCCGGGGGCAAGGTGTACCGCCACAGGTTTTCCGGTCTTGGCTTTAAGATTGGCGACTAACTGGTTTACCTGTTCCGGGCTAAAGGTTTCGTCACACTCCAAACAAACCACATACCCTGCCACCTGACTATCATGCTTGTTGACCATCTGGTTCTGGAAGGCAAAGTGAGCATCCATACTCTGCTTGTGATCACCATGTTTAGATTCTGGTATCAACCACAGCACAGGCCTTAAACCATCGTCGTTTAACTCTTTAAGCCTTGCGGTAAAGTCCTGTCTCTCAGGCCATACCTGACCGCCCTCTAAGAATCCATGTCTTGCTTGGGCGTATAAATCAATGTGAGTATCGCCGTTTCTCTTTAAGCGATCCCTAAAGGCTTTTCTTTGGGCATCATTCCCAAACTCTGGAGCAAGATATACAAGAGTATTCCCCCATCTCTTGCGCCAAGATTTTCTATCAGCGGGATCACCTACAAGGAAACTTGAGCGTACACCGTAGAACTCATCTATAGGGTCGGCTACAACAGTGTTGAACCCTAAAACAACACTAACAAAAAATGATATAAGCAACGGCCTCATTTTTTCTTTTTCTCTAACGGCCCCGGCAGAATCCACCCTATAATTATTGGGGCTACTACTATAAGTATTAGCGCCCATCCTCCTACCTCGACAAGTTTGCCAAGAATAGTCCAGAAGTTATCAGGAGCGCAACTATTCTCCATAGTAGTCGGGGTCATATCCGTCACCTCTGTCACCACATCTGCCACAAAGGCAGTTGTCGTGGCTCCCAGTATTGGTGCAATCGCACCCCCACTGAGTACACTCCCCGCAATTGCACCTGTCCCTGCCGCTGTCGCTACGATCCCTGCTTTCTTTATCGTCCCGCATCCTATAAGTCCTAATGTTAGCCCCAGATAGCCGAAACTACGACCAATACGGCTACACCAGCCAACACCCAAATCTTTACTTTTTTGTCTAAAGAATTCCATCGTTCTTTCATTTTATCTCCTATTATGGCCGGTTTAATGGCCGTCTGGCGCTTGTGTTTCAAGAATTCTGAGCGCATCTTTTTGAAGGCTTCGTTGACCTTTGGGTCTTTCAGCCACCGCTTTTTAAGTTTGGCAATACTTGTCATGTCCGGTTGATGTCTAGGTTATTGTGGCGTGTAATGTCTAGGTTATCGCGCCATGCGTTTTCAGTCTTTCGACATTAACCTTTCTTCCATCTTATCAATTCGCAATAGTACTCTGTCTATTGCCCCTTGTAACTCAGTGCGGGAAACGCCCTCGACGGAAACGTCAGTGATGCGCGAATGGAGAAGTTTGTCTTCTTCCATTAGTTTATCAAATAACTGGAAGATTCGCTTTAAAAGAAATGCCATTATTGCCAGAAGCGAACCTAATAGTACATCTATCATTACCGTTCCTTCCATCACAGTTCGATTCCTTCTTCATAATCTTCAATAAGCGTGACCATGACATCCAGTTTTTCGCCTTCCGGGGAGTCTGGCCCAGCCATCATAAGGCTTTCAATTTCTTTCAACGCCTCACGATATTCGGCATCGGTTTTAATCACATCTCTTCTCCTTCTTTTGGTTCAGGCGGGAATTGCGGGTCAGGATTTGAGGAAAACGCCATTCCAGAAGGGGAAGAGCCGCTCCATGCCATGCAAGCCTGTTCACCTTTTTTTGATCGTTTTGTTATTACAATGGTAGATTTGGTATTGCTTTCGTTGCGGAAAAATACAACAGTCGTTGCTTCTTCTGCGCCTTCTTTCAAGTAGCCCATTGCTACTGGTGCTTCACCAAAATCTACTGCAAGAACATTCATTAGGAACTCAAATGAATCAGCGCAGAATAACTGCATACGTACCATTACTGGTTTGATCCCCGCCGGGGGTGTTTGAGCCATCAATGGAGATGCAATCAACGCGAGTGCTAGTGCTAGTGTTTTCATATTTAATGTCCGGTTTGATGTCCAGTTAAATGCCATATTTATGCGCTAATATCCAGTTTAACTGTTATCAATGTCCGGTTTAATGTCCGGTTCCCGCGCTATTTAAATTGTCATTCGTTCTCGCAGTAACCTGCAACCCAATATGTAGGCTGAACATAAGGGAAAATGCCAAACGGAAACGATCTTGGTTGCTTTTCGTAGAACTTTTTAGAGCTCGTCATCTGATAGGCAACGCGCCTAGGCTTGTATGTTTTTCTTCCTACTCTTCTCGTTCTTGCCATTAGTACGCTGCCTCTGCTTCTGGCTCCAATTGCCTGTAAGACCTTATAATTGGAGGTGTAGCATCTATATCATATATTCTAGATAAAGCATCTAAAAAGTCTGGATGAATTGTCGGAAAAAGATTATACTCGTTATCCTTTACCCATTTGGTAAGATTATAAGCCTTACCGTTTTCATCTTTGCACATAATCTTTTTGGACAAAAGAAACTCTTGTTTTCTATCCATATGCTCCATCTGTAAAGATGTTAACATTTTTTTGTCTGTTGGATAAGGCCAAAAGAAAGAACCGTCTTTTAAATCTGGTTCTAGTCTTTGTATCCTATCCCTCTTGGATTGAGACCCTCCTCCACCAACCCAGTTCAATTCATATATTGGGAAGTTACTTCCTTCTATACGCATCATCTCTTGGAAATGTTCGATATCGCTTTGAGCGCCGTATCTTTCGTAACCAACCTTTACTTCCCTAATTCCAGGAGCTCTCTTCCATTTTGATCTTAGCTTTTTAAGAAAGTCCCATCTTTCAGAAAGACTGAGCCTATGACAAACCCCATCAAGCAAAAACTTATTATAGTTAGCATCAACGCCAACTACACACATAGCGGTTCTGTTTGACTCTTTCTTTTTAGAGCTGGCAGGGTCGACCATAATATACACATTCATTGTGTAAGGCCTAACCTCCCATTCCCTCCACCATTCATCTTTGAATGCTACATCGCTACCAGCAATTGGATTTAATAACTGCTGACAAGCTACTGTATATGTGGAAGTTGTTTTTTTAATTTCTTCCCAGCGCTCCTCATCAAGGAATACTGGTATGCCATCCATCTGGCCATTATGAGTAGCGGTGTGTATCCTGGGCTTTACCGCCGCTCTTTGTAAAATCGTTCCGTATGTATCACCATAAGAGTACCTGGTTCCAGCATACTGATACCTAGGGTTATGTGTGGAACCAAGGTTTAGGGATAGCTCCCATTGTGTTGTTGTCTTTGCGATCTGTTCTGGAGTAGAAACACTCTCCTGAACGACTACGTCATCATACACAATAAGACTAAAGTGCCTACCTGTAGGCTGGCCATCTACCAACCCATGAGCTTCAACTGTCTGCTCTTTTGGATTAGACTTTCTTTTTACGCATAAGCCTTCGTTCTCAGCCCACTTAGGAGCATATTGCTTTGGCTTCTCGTATAGTATGTCAGGATACAACCCTTGAAGTTTCTCGTTTGATTCAAGCTCCTGCATTATCTGCCTAAGAAAAGGTTTAGCCTGCTTAGCAGAATAAGATAAGATACCTATCGTTATTTCTGGATTACATAGTATTTCTTGTACGCAACCAAGAAAAGTTATTATAGTACTTTTATAGTGAAAACGCGCCCATAAATCGAGCCGCCTATCCCGCTCACTTTCGACATCACGGCATCTTTCATACACCCACGGATGTAGCATGTCGTGACGGTTGCATAGAAAAACGCCAAGATAATACCTGTCAAGCTGCCCAAGAGTACGAATAAAGGCGTCATCAAGATTAGGGTCAAGGTGACACTCAGCATATGCAGCAACCACTTGATCGTATTCAGCAGTTTGCGCCCAACTAGCAAGAGCAATTGCTGCTTCTGCATTTTTGGTGTCTGCATATACATCATTAGCTATCTCAGGTATCACTTTTTCTTGTATCCAGACGCATGAGCTGCGGCTGCTTGCTTTTCAGCTTGAGCACGAGTGGGGTAACATTTTCCTTTGTCACCCCACTTGTATCCTTTTTTGCCGCTCTTTAGATTACACCTCTTTATCGGCATCTTTTTTTACGTCAGGCCCTTTCAGCTCGTCAGAGAACCCGCCATCCTCGACAACTTTGAACAGGATGGAACCATCCTCTTGGAGCTCTGTCCTATACTTCGTAGGGGTAAGCTTCCATACCGTGAATTGTTCACCATTAGTTGGAATCGAGCTAAGCGTCGACTCCATCCTGTCCATTGCTGATTCGACCATTGCAAGTGGGGTGCGGTGACCCGTCATACCCATCATGCGTTCAAACATGCGGTCCATAGCTCGTAATTGATTTGTTACCATTTTTTTCTCCATTGTTACACCGTTTGTACACCAAAATGATTAGTTAACCCGCGCTCCTGGGTTATCAATTTTATACCTAGTATTACCAATTCTTAGGTATATAGGCCCTTGGTATTGAGCGCCAGGCCTTGAAAATCTATAAGTAAACCTTCTTCCGTTTGTCCTTCCCATGTTTCTACCTGTATCAAGGACATCTCCAGCTTCGTTCTCAATGGAAACATTAGCAAAATCAAAACCTGGTGGAGTAAGGATAACTAAGTTATTATCTTTTTCAGACTGCGGCTTCCATACAATACCTGTCTGTTTAAACCCATCCATCTGAGTTTGAATTACATCATTAGCAAATGTTCCAGCACCACTTTGATCAGTAACATCTTCAGAAGAGTTCGTTTGATTCCACAAATTACGAACCCATTCCAGCTCTTCTGGTCTATCAAGATAGTATTTAATTTGCCTATTAGACAGGCCAACCGTCCAAGGCTCTGCCTCATTAAGTAACTGTTTTAAATGGCTCGGCATTGGCTCCGGTCTGTTAACACTAGTTTCTATTTCGTTTACTAGGTCTCCCCAATCACGATCATCTATATGCCCTCTATCTATTAAGGCCTGTTGTAATTTTGGCCCCCACAAACCAAAGCCGAAAGGAGCCATTGCTAGAAAGGCTTTTCCAAAAGGAGTCGTTCCATGCAGAGCTACATATGCTTTACTATACCTATCTGTTTGTTTTACTTGGTTTATTAGGCTTTTCAAGTTATTCAATTCATTCTGCTCTTTACGAGTTCTATTCTCTATAGCTTCAAGCTCTTTTACCCTGGTTTCTTGATTTTCAACTTCTTGTAGAAAAGCTTGTTTTGACTGGTAATCTGCAAGGTTATGCTGTGCTACTTTACCTGGATTCCTCGCTCCTCTAGCTCTTGTGCCTAAAGAGGCAGAACGTTCTGCTGCTTGAGCCGCTGCAAGGCCCTCTTCAGTTCCTTGAGGATCATCTAGGGATACTGGATCAGTATTAGTTTCATCATTGAATTGGCTTTCGTCTAACGTCCAACCTTTATTATCTATTACATCAGGGTCCTCAATGTCGTATGGATTTTGTGGATCAAACTCAGTGGGGACTGCTTGGGTCGCAGGTGTTGCGAAGTTAGTTTTGTTTTGAAGAGCATCAATTTCATCCATCATTGCTTGACGCTCTTGTTGTGCTTTTGCTTCTCTCTGAGTCTTGTCTCTGGCTTCTACCGCAGCGGCTATAGCATCATGATCAGCCTGCGCTGTATCTCTTACGTCTTGATCTACATATCCAACCATAGCCCTAGCGATAGCTTCCTTAAAGGCCTCAATTGACGTATCTTCCGAGCTTCCCGATTGACCCGAAACAGCTGGCCCTGGGCCTCCAAATGCCCCCGCGCCTAAGCCTCCTCCTGGCGCGTCAGGACTGGAATCAGCGCCGCCACCTGGACTACTTGCTCCGCCCCATGCCATATCAATACCCCTTAGAAGGCTTCTTCATAACCTTCTTGCCAGATTTCTTGGCGTATTGCTTGGCTTTCTTCATTCCAGATTTGGTATATGCGAATTTCTTTGTTCCGACTTTAGGCATATTAATTCAGAAGCTCAGGCTTCTCCTCCATACTTTCCTGCAGTTTATCAATTATAGACTCGACATCTACGGCCTTCTTGACCTCAACTGTAGTTTTCTTAGTTTCAGTTTTGTCCACTTCCTGTTTGGAATAGGTGGAACGATAGTTAAATTTGTTGACCATCATAAATGCATAGAGCGAGGTATTAAAAGACTTATTCTCCAGATTATCTCTACCGACCTGAATCCAGTGGGCTTCAGATGCCTGAATACCCAGCTCAACAGTACGCTGGAAATCACTCTTGCGCTCATCCTTGAGCCAGCGGTAGAACGTAGCTTTATGAATGCCCAGGAACCTGCATACCTCAATTACGGTTGAGCCAGCCCCAAACATTTCAATTACTTTTTTCTTGTTGGCCGTAGTCCATACACTTTTGTGCACTTCCTGACCATGTCTGCGTTTAACTGGATTTGCTGCCATTATCGCCTGCTAGACCTTGTACGTCGCTTTCCTTTTGGGGGATGACCGTCTTGTGTTTCCCCCAGTTGACGGAGGTTTCGCTTTATTTGGCGGAGGCGGCTTACCTTTTCCTGAAGAAACCCTACCAGAACCTTTACATTTGGGGCACATTTTAGTACCTGGCTTACGCCCGTCACTTGCTCCGAGACTCGGGCCTGTAGAGCCACCTGGACCCTTTCCTTTTCCTTTGCCTGGACCGGAAGGTCCTGGTCCGTAGCCTTTAGCCATATTCATTCTCCATAGGTGTAAGGTGGGGCCGTGCCAGCAAAAGGGAGAAGGGACCCTCTATCGAGGGGAGAGATGGTGCCGACACGCGCCCCGAATCTATACTTATATTATACCATATTGGGGGGTT